CGGGATCTCGTCATTGTTAGTGAACAACCAATGGCACCGCCCACCTGGGCGGGAGAGCACCTAACGCGATCATATACGAATAAATTCGTAGATCAACTTTTAAGTTGTCCACAACATAATAACATGAAAACAACAATGATAAGACTATGCAAACTAATGCAGGTTCTAGGAACCAACATAAGTCTACAAAATTCTGATCACTGCTGTCCTCTTGTTACTAATATTGAGGAAACCGCGAGATCATACCTTTCCCGAATTGAGAAGAAAATTCTCAACGAGGGAAAAGCACAAGCATGTAGCCATTTCAAACAACTGCACACGTGCAGTGTAAGACTGGCTACAAGGGATACTCTCCCCGAAGTCCTATTTTGTAAGACGGGTAAAGATGGGGTTCCAGTTGAACTAAATCAACTGAAACCATATCTCCTCTCGTCCGACAAGAATCTTCAACGGATCGGTCTAACTATATCTCGATTTTACGAGAAGATAGTTCTGCCCATCCATTGAGACCCTGAGCCTATTATTGCTCAGGGACCTGCTTTACAGACCACCTTAACAAAAGGGTTTGACACCTTTTGTAAAGGATGGACGGCAAAGCTAAAGATTCAGAACATCGTTCCACCTATGAGAACCAACTTAATGAGCAATCTAGTACAGGGACCGAATGGTCCCAGTATTTTAACTGCTCATTATGATGCTTCCGCGGTACTGAATGATCCTAAGTTGTTCACATCATTAAAGAAGCTCGCTACCCTAGTGGGTAAAGAGTGACTCTTTGATAATATGATTGACTTAGGTAAGTCAATACCGTACAATGGCTATCGAACTGGCCGTATCGCCCTATTACAGCAGGGCGGCGGCAAGACGAGAACCATTGCCATAGGAGACTATTGAAGTCAGAACATCCTTAGGGGTATCCATGATTCTTTGATGGATATCCTAAAGCGTATGGTAACTGATGGGACGTATGACCAAGAGAGCCAGGTAGATAGAATTCTACATGAATCTAAGGGTCATAAAGCCTATAGTTACGATCTATCTTCAGCGACTGACAGGTTTCCAGTAAGAATGCAGGTGATATTACTATCACATGTATTCACTCCTGAAACTGCCAGACTCTGAAGACAGGTACTGACTGCAAGAGACTACACATATAAAGATGAACGTGTACGGTGAAAGACAGGTCAGCCACTGGGATTATTATCCTCGTGAGCTGCATTTGCCCTCACCCATCACGCATTCATAGAGTATTGCGCATGACTTGAAGGCAATTCATCCTTCAAGAAGTATGCAGTACTCGGTGATGACGTCTGTATATGAGATGAGAAGGTTGCCATTAGATATAAAGTACTTATTCAAGAGATGGGTTTAACCATCAATCTTGGTAAGTCACTAATATCTGACGACCGTGCCCACCGAGTAGAGTTCGCAAAGCGAATCTTACTTGATGGTCACGAGATCACAGGTCTTAAATGAGACATCATTAATCATGCGTCGAATAGCATATATATGCTGATTGACCTAATTAATGTTGCTCAGAAAAGGTCCTGGGATCTATCCTGGTCCGAGTTTTTGGCCCCGCCTTTCTACACTGTAAAGCAGAAAGGACTTCTCGAAATCCTCCTTTGGGATAAAGGAGAAGGTAGGCGCCCCCAATCTAACGGGGTCACGCTGTCTTGTTCTCCAACTATTGAGGCCCTACGGCGTAAAGTCGTAGAGCTCAGAATAGACTCCCTAAAGAGGAAACGAGACTCGCTTCCTGAGTTTTCACAGATGATTCCTCTTCTGGAAAAGCTCCTGAAACGGGAGGGAATAACATACTCGGTGATGTCAATTGGATTCTATAAGAATACAACACGACTCCCCGTCATAGACACACTTATACAAACTACCGATGTGGTGAATTCCGCATTGGAGATGTTAACAAGTGTTCTATGAGGAGGAGCCCAGACATTACCCGACGTGTTACCCATTGAGTATATACCAATGCCACACGTGGGTGTTTACTTTGGTCAGAGACATCGTCTCCGATCAGAGTTCCACACACGTATAGTGTTAAAGGCATGATTCGCTCTCATAAAAGAAAGCAAAGAACACCAGTCATCAGAATAGACGAATGAGCACTCGGCGGGGCATGTCCGGGTGGGTATTAACCATTCCTAGAATTTGTGAGCCCATCA